GGCACGACGCTGCACGTAGCGACCGGCGAAGGCGGGCTGTGAAGAAAGACCCGCGCCTCGAGCGGGCTGGTGTCGCTGGCTACAACAAGCCGAAAAAGACACCATCCCACCCGACAAAGAGCCATGTGGTCGTGGCCAAGGTCGGCGACGAGGTGAAGACTATTCGCTTCGGCCAGCAGGGCGTCTCAGGCTCTCCCAAGAAAGAAGGCGAGAGCAAAGCGGCGAAGGCCAGGCGCGAGTCGTTCAAGGCGCGGCATGCGAGCAATATCGCGAAGGGTAAGATGTCGGCGGCTTATTGGGCTGACAAGGTGAAGTGGTAATGTCATACACCAAACCTGAACTCAGAGAGCGTATCAAGAACCGCGTACTTGCTGGCACAAAAGGTGGCAAAGCGGGGCAATGGTCTGCTCGTAAGGCTCAGATTGTAGCACAAGAATATAAGAAGGCTGGCGGTGGTTACACCGGTGCCAAGACTAGCAAGCAAAAGTCTTTGTCCAAGTGGACTAAAGAAGAGTGGGGAACCAAGTCTGGTAAGCCAAGCACTCAAGGTTCTAAAGCTACAGGTGAAAGATATCTGCCAAAGAAAGCAAGAGAGAAACTCTCTGCTGCTGAATACGCTAAGACATCAGCTAAGAAGCGTGAAGACTTGAGCAAGGGCAAGCAGTTCTCTAAGCAACCTAAATCAATAGCAAAGAAAACTTCGAGGTATAGATAATGGCAACAGGTACAGCAGGTAGTTCATTTACTAGCGAGCTTAATCGCTTAGCTAATGGTGGCACATACCCATCGCTACTCAATTATGTAGCACCTACTCAGGCTGCTAATGTATACGCAGGAACTACTGGACTGGCCTTAATTGCTGCCCTCAATAAGAAAGCCGATGCTAACCGTCAACCTAATAACTACAAAGCTCTTGGCGGTATCTGCAATGAACTTGCAGGAACAACAGACTTATCCCCGACTGACGCTTTAAGGAGCATTAACCTGTGACAACACTTGGCTCAATGATTGATGAGGTTTTAATCAACCTCTCAGGCTACACATACCAGCAGGACAGAAGCACATACCTGACGGCTGCAGTCACCACATTAACTTCTCCTAGTTCCTCGCCAACGATTCTGAGCCTTGGCTCAACTGACTCAGTAGGTAAGGGTATCATTGAAGTTGACGAGGAATTGATGTGGATTACATCCTTTGACCGTGTAGGCAACACGGCAACTATCGCGCCATACGGACGCGGATATCTAGGCACAACTGCTGCTACCCATGCTGTTGATGCTAAGGTTACTATCTCTCCAATCTTCCCACGCTATGTAGTGAAGCGTGCTATCAACGACACTGTCCGTGCTATGGGCACACAGCTTATGGTGATTGGACAAACAACATTTACATTTAATCCATCGGTTACAACATACGAGGTAACAGACTCGGGCGGTAGTCTGATTGAAAATATCCTCAGTATGTCTTGGCAGGATATTGGGCCAAGTCAAGAGTGGATTCCGGTTCGCCGTTGGACATGGGACGCAAAGGCAGAATCTGCAACATGGGGCAACAATGCCCAGACAGTTACCATAGGTGACTATATCACAGCAGGTCGCACTGTTAAAGTAAACTACTTGAAGCAACCATCTGCAATGTCTAACACATCAGATGACTTCACAACTACCACAGGATACTCCGAGACTGCTCGTGATGTTGTAGTCCTTGGTGCAGCTTACCGACTACTTACATACCTTGACCCAGCTCGTGCTAGCCAGATTAGCCCACAAGCTGATGAGATTGATGCTAAGCGCTCCTTTGGCTCTGCCAACTCCGCTGCTCGTCAAATCTTTGCACTTTATCAACAGAGACTCAAAGAAGAAATATCAGCCTTCCAGGGTCAATTCCCAACCCGAGTTCACTACAGCCGATAGGAACATAGATGACAACACGCCAATACTCGTCCCGTAGCCAGCAGAGTACGCTGACTGGAACAATCACATCGGGTGCAACCTCGATGACAGTTGTTTCAGGAACTACTCTACTAGGTGGTGTGACAATCCCTTCTGGTCGTACCTTCACATTGGTAATCGACCCTGATACCGCCCTTGAGGAAATTGTAGATGCCACGGCGGTAGCCACTAACACCTTTACAATCACTCGTGCCATTGACGGCTCATCGGCACAGGAACACTCAGCGGGTGCAGTAGTTCGCCACATGGCAATCGGCCGTGACTTCCGCGATGCTAACCTACACGCTGAAGCCGACGCTTACTACAACGATGGCTCAGGTACCGGACACACAATGCACGGCATTGGCTCCGGCGAAGGTGTTGTTGTTGGTACACTTAAGTCACAAACTCTTACCAATAAGACTCTTACAGCACCAACAATTTCTGACCCAACAATTACAGGAACAGCTTCTGCTGGAGCAGTCCTAGTATTTGAAGGTACTACGGCAGATGCCTATGAGACTACCCTGACTGTAGTTGACCCAACACAGGACAACACAATCACCCTACCTAACACAACAGGTACGGTAGTCATTGTAGATGCAACACAGACTCTGACAAATAAAACCTTGACGAGTCCTGTATTATCGGGTACGCCAGTAATTACAGGTCTGTCCTCAGCAGGTATGATTTCATCCTCTGCTACCCCTAAAGATTATGTAGATAGCATTCTAGGCTCAGCAACGGCTGCAGCAACCTCAGCAGCATCGGCTGCTACAAGTGCTGCCTCTGCCGCTACAAGTGCCTCTAGCGCGGCTACAAGCGCTTCTAACGCCCTAACTAGCGCCAACAGTGCATCTACCTCAGCCACAGCAGCAGCCACCTCTGCAGCCTCTGCAGCGACTTCTGCTACGGCAGCAGCAACTTCTGCTACTAGCGCTGCAGCAAGTGCAACTACGGCTTCTAACTCTGCCGCTGCAGCAGCCACATCGGCTACATCGGCTTCTAATAGTGCTACTGCTTCTGCTACATCGGCATCTGCAGCAGCCACCAGCGCAACAAGCGCTGCTGCTTCTGCAACATCTGCTGCTAACTCAGCAAGTGCTGCTGCTACATCTGCTACCTCTGCTGCTGCTAGCGCTACTGCTGCAGCCACAAGTGCAGCCAGTGCAGCAACATCAGCAACTTCAGCAGCAGCCAGCGCAGCATCGGCTGCAGCGGTTCTTGCTGGAGCAATATCGGCAACTATCTTTGATGCTAAGGGTGATTTGATTGTAGCCTCTGCAGCAGACACAGCATCACGTCTGGCAGCAGCATCTACCAATGGTTATGTCTTAAGCGTTAACTCTGCTACTGCTAGCGGACTTGAGTGGATTGCTCCTCAGTCTGGCGACATTACCGCAGTTAACGTTACTTCCCCGATTACAGGTGGAGGAACAGGTGGGGATGTAACTATCTCTATCCAATCTGCTACCACAACACAGTCTGGTGCAGTACAACTTGAAGACTCAACTGCTAGCACATCTGTCACAACGGCTGCTACACCTAACTCAGTTAAGTCAGCATATGACTTGGCTAATGGAGCAGTTGCTAAGTCTACCTTCAATGCTAAAGGTGACATACTTTCGGCTAGCGCTAATGACACTCCAGCAATTCTGACAGTAGCATCAACTGATGGATATGTTCTTACAGTATCTGCAACAGCAGCAACAGGACTTGCGTGGGCTGCAGCACCGTCAGGACTACCATCTCAGACTGGAAACAATGGATACTATTTGACCACAAACGGAACTACCGCTTCGTGGGCTGCCGTAACTACAGACCCAACACCAACCGTATTCCTATTAATGGGAGCCTAAGGAGAAAGAAAAATGCCAACAACATATAAAGTACTTGGACAAGTAGCACCTTCGGCTACTACGGCAACTACTGCCTACACCTGTCCATCATCACCAGCAACGCAAACAGTAGTCTCTAGCATTGTGATAGCAAATCGTGCATCATCATCTGCGACATTCCGCATTGCTGTTCGTCCTAACGGAGCAACACTAGCCAACGAGCATTACCTTGCTTATGATGTGACAGTAGGTGCATCTGATTCAACAGTATTGACCTTAGGTATCACTATGGATTCCTCTGATGTCATTACTGTCTATGCTTCAACCGCCAACCTTTCCTTCAATATCTTTGGAAGCGAAATAGCGTAATGGCTGCTACTAGAGCATCTTCCTCTAGTATCTTGCTGGGACAACCTAAGAGTCGTTCTTTCCTAGCAGGGAACTACGGGTCTATATCCAATTATGAGTCTATTGCTACTGTAACTGTTAGTAGTGGTGGTGCTTCAAATGTTGAGTTCACGTCAATCCCGTCTACCTTTGCTCACCTTCAGGTTCGGATTATGAGTCTAGGTAGTTATGCTGGAAATCAAAGTCTAAGTGCAACATATAATAACGATACAGGCTCTAATTATTCATCTCATTGGCTAACAGGAAATGGCAGTACGGCAAGTGCTGGTACAACGGCAAATGATAATATCCAATATTATGGTTTTGGTTTATGGGCTAGCGAACCAGTTGTCTCAGTTATTGACATTTTAGATTATGCAAATACTAATAAGTATAAAACAATGCGTTGTTTGACAGGCTTAGATAGGAATGGTTCGGGACACGTTTATTTGTTTAGTGGTTCTTGGAGAAATACAAACGCCATTACATCTATAAAAATTGCTGCAAATAGTGGTAATTTTAACCAATACTCCCACTTCGCCCTATACGGAATTAAGGGGGCATAATGCCTACAACATACGAACCGATTGCAACGACAACGCTTAGCAGCGCGGCAGCAACTGTTGAATTTACTTCTATAAGCGGAAGTTACACCGATTTAGTTTTAGTAATAGATACGGCTATGTCCAGTTCAGGGGCTACCGTTTATATTCGCGTCAATTCTGATTCGGGTAGCAATTATTCAACGACTACGCTGTATGGAAATGGCACAAGCGCATTGAGCGCAAGGTTGAGCAATAGTACCAACGGTATGATGGTGGGGACTTATGATGGGTTCAGCACAGAAAGATTAAACGCTATTTGTCATTTTATGAATTATGCAAATACCACTACTTACAAAAGTATGGTAAACAGATTTAACCAATCTAACAAATCAACCGATGCGAATGTTAGTTTGTGGCGTTCTACTTCTGCAATTACTACAATTCTTGTTAGAAATAACAGTTCACAAACCTTCGCTTCCGGCTCAACCTTCACTCTCTACGGCATCAAGGCGGCATAATGGCACTTACATATACAGCAATAGCCACCGTAACAGTAGGCAGTGGTGGGGCTAGCAGTATTACTTTTAGTTCCATTCCGCAAAGTTATACGGATTTATTAGTGAAATTATCTACGAGAAGCAATCAAGCCTCTGGGCCTGACTATGTTTATTTACAATTCAATAGCAATACAAGCACCAGCAATTATCAAGGTATATTTTTACGCGGTAACGGCTCAACTGTTGCTTCATCTTCTAATACAACCGAAGGTAAAATTAGAGCAGCAATTACTACAACAAGCGGTGAAACAACAAGTACATTCTCAAACTGCGAAATTTATATTCCTAACTACACAAGCAGTAACAATAAGAGTACAAGTTCTGATTGGGTTCCAGAAAATAACGCGACCGCAACATTTATGGGCATTACTGCTGGTTTATGGACTCAAACTAGCGCAATTACATCAATGCAGTTGAGTCTAAGTTCAGGTAGTTTTGTCCAACACTCAACAGCATATCTATTTGGAATTAGGAAGGACTAGTCTGTGGCTATCACCAAGATAAGTAACTCTGGAATATATGGCACCAAGTATAATGATATTGCTGCTGACAACAATTACTTTGAGACTATTGCTAAGATAGTAGTAGGTAGTGGTGGGAGTTCTAGTGTTGAATTTACCTCAATCCCGTCCACGTTCACTCATCTTCAGGTTCGGTATATCGCACAAACTAACAGAGGAACTTTTGGTGTAGAAAGTTTCAAAATAAATGTTGGTGTATCTTCAGCCGATACAGGGGCGAACTATACGCGGCATTATTTGTTAGGAAATGGCGATTCAGTTGCCGCCTCAGCCGATACTTCTCAAACTTATTGGGAAGGCGTAAACGATTTTGGAACAACAACGGGCGGCACTTTCGGTGCAGGTGTTATAGACATTTTAGATTATGCGAACACTAATAAATATAAAACAATGCGCAAATTTGGCGGCGTAGATGTAAACGGAACAGTTGGCGGAGTTGGCGGAAGTGCAGCGTTGGTTTCCTCTGTATGGATGTCCACAAGCGCAATTGGTTACATAAAAATTGCTGCTATGACAAATACTTTACAACAACACTCCCACTTCGCACTATACGGGGTGAAATAACTATGGCTAAGACAGGCACATATACTCTGATTGAAAAGACTACGCTCACATCAACAACGCGATACATTACTTTTTCAAACATCCCAAGTTCTTATACCGATTTAGTGCTTGTTGGCTTCGGTAAAAATACTGTTGCTGGAGATAATTTGGTGTACAAACTAAATGGCGCAACAAGTGGTTATTCCACCACCCGTATCTATGGCTCAGGGTCAGCCGCATCTTCTACTCGGTGGACTACATCAGTTCCAGTTTCTCTTGTAGGGTTTGTTGGAACGGAATGGGGCAACTTCATCACCCACTTTATGAACTACTCAAACACAACCACCTATAAGACACACCTCACGCGCTGCAACTATGCAAACGATGGTGTAGCAGAAGCCGTCAGTCTGTATCAAAGCACCTCGGCAATATCTTCTATTGAAATTTCTATGTCGGACCAAAGTTTTGCTTCGGGCTCAACCTTTGCCCTATACGGAATTGAGGCATACTCCTAATGGCACTACAGATATATAAGATTGCATCTAGTACTGTGGGTAGCGGTGGGGCGAGCACGATTGAATTTACAAATATTCCTAGTGGGTACACTGATTTGCTTTTATTTACCAGTGCACGAAACAACGACAATCAGGCAGGTGTACCTTTTGGTGGTATCTATATGCAATTTAATAGTTCTACAACTGGATATTCATCAAAATTTCTTTACGGATATGGTTCTGGCAGTGGTTCAATTTCTCCAACTGGAGCAAATTCGCTTTCATCTTATATAACATCGCTAACTGCTACAACGAGTGTTTTTAGTAACAACACATTTTATATTCCAAACTATACAGGAAACACTAATAAATCTGTAAGTATTGACGGAGTCAATGAAAATAATGCAACTGACGGTAGACAGAATATGGTGGCTGGTTTATGGTCTAACACAGCAGCCATAACTTCTATTACACTAAAAACAGAAGATAATAACGGAAATGCAAAAAGTTTTGTCCAATATACAACCGCAACACTCTACGGAATCCTATAGAAAGGGATAACACAAATGACAGAAACACTAACCAAAGTGGTAGTAGACTGCAGCACGGGGGAACAAACCGTTGTCCCATTAACTGCAGAAGAAATTGCTCAACGTGAAGCAGATGCAGCAGCCTTCGCTGTAGCGGAAGCAGAACGCATCGCAGCAGAAGAAGCAAAGGCAGCAGCCAAAGCAGCAGCCGAAGCCAAACTTGCAGCACTCGGTCTAACCGCAGAAGAAATCGCAGCACTAAGCAAGTAATGAATGACATTGACTGGGCTGCCCACAACGCAGCCCATCAACAATGGATTATAGAAGGCAAGAATGAAGCCTATATCTGCCCTAAGTGTGGCGGAACCATTCGTGATTGGACATCAATTTAAGTAAAGGTAGGGGACAATGATTCAAAAGAATGAAACTGTAGCAATCGGCTGGTGTGACAATGGCACAACTGACGGCAAATTTACCGAAGGGTTAATGACAGCAGTAATTACTGGCGGTGCCAACGGTATGCCTATTCACACCAGTATCCGAGTCCAAGGTAATCAGATTGGCAGACAACGCCAAGTACTCTTTGACCATTGGGCAGATAAGATTAAGACTGACTGGCTACTGTGGGTAGATTCAGACATAGTCCTTAGCCTAGATGCTATGGCTAAACTGTGGAAGACGGCAGACAAGATTAATCGTCCTGTTGTCAGCGGTGTCTACTTCATCTCTAAAGAGAATGAGGGTAGCTTAATGCGTCCCTTCCCTGTACTCTTTGATGATGTTGATGAATTCCAAATCAGGTACCATCACCCACTACCTAAAGATGAAGTCATCAAGTGTGACTGTGCTGGCTTTGGATTTGTGCTGATGCACAAGTCTATCGTACCAAAGATGAGAGCAGCTCACCCTGGCAAGGGTATGTTTATGGAGACTGGCGATGGTGTTGATGACCATTTCGTCGGTGAAGATATCATCTTCTTCCGCCGCATGAAAGCGGCAGGCATCCCACTACATGCACATACCGGGGCGATAGTCAAACACATGAAGCGTTTCTCGCTTGACTATGACTACTATGCTATGTACTGGACTAACGAACAATTAAAAGAGAAGTTAAAAGAACAACAAGGCTAGGAGAATAAGTGGCTGGTCGTGATATTACCGAAGGTCGTGCAACGCGTGCGGTTGCCGTTGACGTTGGCGTACTTTCGGATGCATCCATTTGGCAGAACACTGATATTGCTTATGATGTAGCTATTGGTGGTATGCCATTCATCTACGCAATTAGCGACCAGAACCCTTATATCCGTCAGACTGCACCATTCCGTAAGGACCAGTTTGATAACCAAACAGAGCCAGGTGAGCAGTCACTTACTGGTTGGTGGCTACGCAGCCAGTCCTCCTTCCATGAAGGAACTGGTATTACATTCTATGACCCAGCACTATTGCCCGGGGATAGCACATACCGCTTTGCTGATAGCAAGGGTGTTAATGTATGGGAGATTGGTCAGGCTACGCTACTTCGTAGTAGCACACAGGGACACAATGTAACTGGCCCGATTGAAACTAATGGCCGTGCATTCCAACAGCTACGCTCTATCAAATGGAATAACACTAATGGAGTACTACTGCATGATGAGTACGATGTTGACAAGATTGATACTGCAGGTACCGTAACTCATTTCATTGATTACAACGCAGGAACTGATGACAAAGTCTATGCTATCTGTGATGATGGAACTACAGCTTTCTGGGTGACAAACGATACTGGTCCGTCAGGTAAACTTGAGGTAAATAAAAAGGCATTAACTGGCACATCAACAACATCTCCTACGGTTATGTTCACCGCTGCTGGTATTACAGTAACTAATGCTGTAATGGAGTATGTCAAAGAGCGTATCATTATGTGCGCCAATAACTCTGTCTATGAGTTCTCATCCAACGCTTCGTCCCTGCCTACCGCTGTCTACACTCATGGAGATGCTGACCATATCTTCACTAGCATCACTGCATCTGGTGCTGCTATCTACATATCAGGATACAGCGGTGTTCAGTCCAATATCTATAAGTTTACACTCAATACCAACGGTACTATGCCTACCTTGAATCAGGCTGTGACTGCTGCTGAAATGCCTGCTGGTGAGATTATCCATAAGATTTACTACTACCTCGGCAGAATGATGATTGGCACCAACAAGGGTATCCGTGTAGCCAACGTAGATGCTGATGGCTCATTGACTTATGGTCCACTTGTAGTAGAGACAAGCCAGCCTTGCTATGACTTTGCTGCCCGTGACAGATATGTTTGGTGTGCAACAGGTGTTGACGGGGCTCCTGGGGTAATCCGCATGGACTTGTCAAATGAAATATCTACACTCATATTCCCATATGCTAACGACATATACTATCCTGGTGTATCAGGACATAAGACTACATCTTGCGCTTTCTTAGGTGAGACAGATAGGCTTGCTTACTGCACAGCAAACAATGGTAGTGCTGACGGCTACGTATACTCTGAGACAGCTAGCACATTGATGACAACAGGATACCTGACTACAGGTTACATCCGCTACAATACCCTAGAACCTAAGAACTTTAAGCGCTTACTTGCTCGTGGTGAATACACCTACGGTTCTATGACACTAGAAACTGTAGATGCTGAAGGCACTGAGTACGACATCATATCATACGATGCCAATGTTTCGCCTGTTGAAGTTACTACATCACAACCTACTGGCTCACAAGAGTATGTAGCATATAAGTTTATTCTATACCGGGACGCAACTGACACAACCAAGGGCCCAACATTCAAGGGCTATCAGGCTAAGGCTACTATTGCTACGCCTCGCCAGCGAGTCATAAGATTCCCCGTCTACTGCTTCGATGTAGAGACTGACAAGTACAATGTCATGGTCGGATATGAAGGCCGTGCCTTTGATAGAATCGGTCAGCTTGAAGCTATTGAAGAAGATGGAGATGTTGTCACATGGCAAGACTTGACTACTGGTGAGTCACGCCAATGTGTCATTGAACAAATTACATTCAACCGTGCAACACCACCTGACAGAGGATTTACTGGTTATGGTGGTATTCTAACTATGACCATTAGGACAGTATAAACCATGACACTTGCTGACTGGGCAGCTCTTGCCGTATCCATATTAACCCTTATCGTAGGCTTTGCATCGCTAGTGCGATGGCTCGTCAAGCATTACCTTTATGAACTTAAACCCAATGGTGGTTCCAGTCTTAAGGATAAGGTTAACTCGCTTGAAGAGAAGGTAGAACTACTGACCGAACTAGTCAAGGAAGCATTGAGGAAATGAATGAAACCTGTAGTGAAGGCCGCGAGTCCTGCTGCTATTGCTGTTCTTCGTCAAGCGACAGCATTGTGGCCGAAGCGCAAGAAACTGTCCGACGGATTATTGCCATCACTGGCTCATCAGAAAGCCAGTCCGAATTCAGACCACAACACGGGGCTTGCTGTTGATTTGACACATGACCCAGACAATGGGGTAGACTGTGCAGTTATCTTTGAGAAACTTAAGGAAGACGAGCGAGTCAAGTACCTCATCTTCAAGGGTAAAATTTGGTCGAGGGATAAAGCTAAGCTTGGCAATCGCAAGTATACTGGTAGCAACCCTCACAATAAACATCTTCATATTTCTATCAATGCTGATTCCGCTAATGACACTAGCCCTTGGTTCTGGTGGATGAATCAACCTAAGATTGTGAATACTGTAGTGGCTAAGCTACAGCCTGTCCCAACTAAGAAGCTACCGCTTCCAGTCAAGGCTGAAGTGTGCACCTGCTGTAAGGTTCACAATACTAAACGAAAGGCAAAATAAATGGAAGCACTAAAGCAAGTATCGCTGACATGGTTCCGTGCTGCAGCCTCAGCTGCTATCGCACTCTACCTCGCAGGAGAGACCAACTGGAAGACACTCGGAGCTGCAGCCCTCGCAGGGTTCCTCGGGCCTGTCCTTAAGTGGCTCGACCCATCGGCATCAGAGTTTGGCAGAGGCGCACGCTAGCCCTAGAATACCCTTTAAACGCCTTCTAAGGCCGTTTTAAGACACGAAACCCCCCAACCTAAGGTAATCACCCTAGGAAGGGGGGTCTTTTGTGTTTATCAGATAAGTAGAAAAACCCTTGACTCTTCCCCTAAGTCATGAGTATAATCATATATATTATATAATATATAAATAAATATATAGACCCCGTAGGGGTCTATATAATATATATAAATATAATTATAATAATATATTTATTATATGTCAAGTATTACTGAAAGGACTCCATGGGAGTATACCTTACTGACGATTACAAGATACCGGGACATGTATCGTACTCAGCACTGACTACATACATCGACTGTGGTTATCTTTACTATCTCGGTCGACTACTTGAGATACCTGAACAGCCAGCAGTCTGGTCTGCAGGTGGCTCAGCATTCCACAAGGCAACCGAAGAGTGGGACAAACAACATGTTGAGTAAACAATTATGGGAAGAGGCATGGCATGAGTACACGAAAGATGTCGACATCTCAACGCTTAGGGTTGGCGGGAAGTCTACGAAAGAATATCCTAACAAAGAAGATGCAGACTTCTGGAAAGTTAAAGGCCCAGAGTGGGTACAAAGTTACATTGACTGGCGTACTACTAACACCAACTGGAAGATTTGGAAAACGCCTCAAGGCGTTCCTGCGATTGAACTAGGTATCATACCTGAATTTGCTGGCGTGCCAGTGAAGATGGTTATTGATAGAATCTTTGAGGTCGATGGTGACTTAGTTGTCGTGGACCTAAAGACTTCCAAGCTGACACCAACGAGTAGTCTCCAGTTAGGATTCTACAAGGCTGGAATACAGCAGGTGTTTGGTGTCGACATTAAGTACGGCAACTATTGGATGGCTCGTCAGTCAGGTACTGGCACCATGATTGACCTAACGAAGTACAGTCAGGACATGATTACATACTTCGTAGAAAACTTTGACAAAGCACGCAAAGCTGGGGTATTCTTACCTAACACAAAAAACTGTGGGTGGTGTGGTCTGTCCGACCATTGTCCATTCACTTCAAAGAAAGAGAATAAATGAACGAAGAATGGAAACTGCAAGTCTCGTATAAGACTGGTACTGGTGATATGATTAACATCCGTGCCAATACTGCTGACGAACTTAGTGTGCTGCTTGAAGGTGTAGGTGACTACGCTACGCAGATTGCTGCAACAAACAAGATGCTAGCAGCAGCGTACAATGTAGCCCCTTTATCGACTACAAATTCCACTACAAACACCACGCCTCCAGTCTCCTCGCCGCCAACCCCGGTGTCGGAAGCGTCAGGTACCGCAGCTCCCACATGTAAACACGGTGCACGCATTTGGCGTAGCGGAGTTAGCAAGAATACTGGTAAGCCATATGCATTCTGGGCATGTCCGTCCCCACAGGGAACGCCTGACCAATGCAAGCCAGTCAACTAAATAAGGAAATCAAATGAGCCGTAGTCAGTTAATAATGGATTGGCTACGGCTTCTCTTTAAAAGGAATCGGAATTGCGTACACTTGTCAGAAGCGTTGGTCGCCCAAGTATCGGTGGGGAACCGCTACCGTCATGCTTCAAAGCGTTTGAGTCGAACAAGATTGTCCTCAGGCGAAGCGAAGTGTCGATGTTCGCAGCAGCGCCGGGAGTAGGTAAGTCAACACTTGCCCTTGCTCTTGCGCTAAAGATGAAAGTTCCCACGCTATACATTAGCGCTGACACTAACGCACACACTATGGCTATGCGTTTAGCATCTATGATTAGTGGTAAGAATCAAGGTGATGTTGAACAATTATTGAATACTGATTTGGGTTGGACTCGTGCAGTGCTGGCTAAAGGTAGCCACATCGTATGGTCATTTGAATCAGCACCATCTCTGCAGGATATTGACGAAGAAGTACAAGCCTTCGAAGAACTATGGGGATGCCCACCACAACTGATTGTGGTAGATAACTTGATGGATGTTGCCACCGATGGTGGCGAAGAGTTCGCTTCAATGCGAGCGATTATGAAGGAGCTAAAGTATCTTGCTCGCGCTACGAATGCTGCAGTGTTGGTTCTACATCACACTAGCGAGGCTGTTGCTGGTACCCCCTGTCAACCGCGTAGTGCCATACAGGGTAAGGTTGCACAGTTACCTGCACTTATATGCACACTCGGTGTTGTTGGAACAAGCATGGGAGTCGCGCCTGTTAAGAATCGCTATGGTCGAGCCGATGCTGGGGGCGGATTGATGACATGGATTGCTTTCAACCCTGAGTATATGTTCGTTGATGACATACCGGAGAATGTATAATGGATGATGACTATCTTGAAATTCATGCAAAAGAAATGGCACAGTCTGAATATCTCAGACATGTTGCCAAGTGCATACAGAAGATTGATGATGCCAAACCACCAGCTAAGGACGCTTATACGCAAGGCGTACAAGACGGACTCGACTGGGCAATACGAATACTAGAGAAAGATAAGAGCGCATACTAATGGCTAACCCTAATGGTCGCAAAGGTGCACAGTATGAGACAGATGTTATGCGATGGTTTCGTGAACACGAAGCAGTAGCAGAGCGTCTTACTAAAGCTGGCGCCAAAGATGAGGGTGATTTGTATGTATTCTTGCAAGGCAAGACATACATCATGGAGTTAAAGAATAGAAAGAAGTTAGACTTGCCTGCCTTTTGGGACGAAGCGCAGGTTGAGGCAAAGAACTATGCGAAGGCTAGGGGATTGGCGACCATACCTCCAGCCTTCGTCATAGTGAAGCGACGCAATCATGGCATAGAGAAGTCATGGGTTATACAGGATTTAGAACAATGGATGAGAGAGAGATATGAATGACCTCCCAAGTATTAGAGATGTGCTTGTCCACTACGGTGCAAAGTTTGGACGAACACACGGGCAAGTCAATCTCCGATGTCCATTCCACGGTGATACGCACCAATCAGGTACCGCAAACTTGGACAGCAATATCTTCATCTGCTTTGCATGCGGAGTTCAAGGAAATAGTTTGCAAATCATTGCTCAGCAAGAAGGGATTACAGTAAGAGATGCAAAAGAATTCGCAGAAAGAATTGTTGGAGAAGGCTACAGCAAGGTACCAGGAAAACATTTATCAGGCAGAAGCTTACCTAAAAAGCAGGGGTATTCCAATAGAAACAGCACGGCTGGCGCGATTAGGCGTAGTCGTCGAGGCTGAGGTGGGACATGAGATATATACTGGCAGACTTAGCATACCGTATGTTACTAAAACCGGTGTTGTTGACTTACGATTCCGCAGTCTCAATCCTGCGGTGGAGCCGAAGTACATGGGCCTTACTGGGGCGGACACAAAGATGTATAATGTTCTTGACATTGAGCGTGCTGGTGATTTCATTGGCATTTGTGAGGGTGAGTTGGATACCCTTACTCTTAGTTCTTGTGTCGGTATTCCTTGTGTTGGTGTACCGGGTGCTAATAGTTGGAAGAAACATTACACGAGACTCCTTGCCGATTTCGAAAGAGTCTTTGTCTTTGCAGACGGAGACCAGCCAGGAAAAGAATTTGCTAATAGTCTCGCCCGAGAACTCCCTGTTACTGTCGTCCAATTCCCCGACGGAGAAGACGCTAACTCATTTTATACGAGCAACGGGGCGAATGCAATACTCCAGAAAGCGGGATTACTAAATGTTTGATTTCAAGAATGGCGAGTTACCTCGCTGCCCTGAGTGTGGGTTCAAGTTCAATGATGCCTTCGAGGCAGTCAATCATATGGTTGAGGACGATGAACAGTTCGACCCTGCGTTGATACTCCCGGGTGGATACAAGTTGATGATTGGTTCTCTACTTCGTGCACTCTTTGACAATAGAGATGATGAAGAATACTTATCAGAGATACTACAGTCAGCGTATATAACTTTATTCACAGCAGAAACTAACCCTGAGATTATTGGTGAGACTGTTGAGGATATCATAGTAGAAAGTGTGATGGAAGATTTTGATGGAGAAGTCAGTAAACTATTCAAGGCTGGAGAGTGAAGAAGTATGGCAGATTATAGAACACCTAGTTGGGATGGGCTATCACGTTACGCAGACCAAGTCCGAAGAGGATACCCTGACAGTAACACTAAGCGTACCCCTGTTGACAAAGAAGCACGCATATCGTATCCCACCCAGTTCGAAGACGATGTAAGGATTGTATATGATGAGCTCATGTCTGTCCTGCTAAAGAAGCACAAGGATTATGGGCCCAAGAATATTGCTGATGCGCCAGGCGGTGCGCTCAATGGATTGCGTGTGCGTATCCATGACAAGGTTGCTCGTATCAATAACTTAGTTGATAGACATAGCGACCCTATGTATGAATCAATCGAAGACTCTTTCAAGGACTTGGCGAACTACGCCATCATAGCACTGCTAGTACTGAGAGATAAGTGGGATAAGTAAATGGCAAAGAACTCCTCGTTCGACATAGACTTTGGCTATGGTCGCAAGGGTGAACAACTTGTTGAAGAGTTGTTAACTGGTGGGCGTACTGTAGAAGTTAAGCGTGACAGGAAGTGGTGGATTACCAACAATATCTACATTGAAACTGAGTGTTGGTATATGAAGTCAGGTTCATGGGAGCCATCGGGTTTATCTGTGACTGAGGCTGCGTATTGGGCGTTCGTCCTTGAGCAATCAACCTTCATAGTCCCAACCCATATCCTAAAGAAAACTGTCGAGCAACTAGGCAGGGAAATCTCATGTGAGATACCACCTAATAAGTCTAAGGGTTATCTAATTACTGTAGAAGATTTGTTAACTGGAACGAGAAAGTGGAAGAACGACAAGCCATGAACTGGAATAGAATCGAACGCTGGGAATATGTGGTTGAGGCTGTCGCCTCTGAGTACCACAAGAAGTTTCCTATCTGTGAGTATGAGGATATCAAGCAAGCCTTGTACAAGTGGTTCATTGAGCACCCTAATAAGTTAGATACTTGGGAAGCAATCGGTGAGAAGGATGCTAAGAATCTTATCTATCGTAGCTTGCGTAATGAGGCGTTGGATTATTGTCAGAAGTGGAAGGCCAAGACTGTTGGCTATGATGTGAGTGATTTATATTATTACGAACCGGGATTAGTTGAGGTGCTGTTACCTACTGTGTTGATGGGTAACTTTCATATCGCACCAAAGTTGAATCTAAATAGTGGTGGTGGCAGACCATCTGCCCCTGCCGAAGGCGGTAACATTCAGGTATTATTACTTGAAGTTGACTCAGCATATTGGAAGCTATCTAAAGAAGATAGAAAAATTATATTCTTCCGACATGCCGAGTCATTAGACTTCAAGGAGATAGCCAACTATCTATCTCTTGGCTCAGAGGACGCAGCGAGGATGCGCCATAAGCGTGCTATACAACGACTTGTAAACAAGTTGGGTGGGCGCAAGCCATATCAAGACGAAGACTTTGAGAAGTCAACGCCTGAGGGAGAACAGAACAATGAAGGTGAGGACAGCGACAGTCAGCACGATAGCTGACTTGACATCTGCCCCACCCACAAAGGCAAGTAAGAATACTAAAGCTAATAGCCTGAGTAATCTTACCAAGATTCACTCTCATCAAAGCCAATGGCATCGCCATTACTCATGAGTGCATCTATGTATTCATCCTCGCTGGCAAACTCAGGGTACCACTCTAGGATTTGGACTCCATTAGATATATCTAAGTCTGCTGCGTTAAATGATTCAGCCTTGTCTTGATTAGTGTATGCCTGAAAGTCTAGTCTCAATAAAGATAGATTGAATTGGAATACACCTTCAGGTGTTACTGCTATGAACAAGGAACTATAGTCGGAGCTTGATGCTCCCATAGTAATCTTGTCGTGTTCCTCCTCAGTAAGTACTATCTCACCGACTCGGAATGCTTTGACCATGCCAAAGAACTTGTCGTCATCACTGCGGACAATGGTGTAGTCCCGCTCATTAGTAATGTCTAAGTCCTCGCATAAGTGTGCCTTGATTAGATTGCTGACTTCCTCAGCATTTAGTTCGTGGGTTATCACCCTATCCTCCAGTCTTGTAGAATCCAGTACCCTTGAATTGGATACCGGGAGCGTTGTATATTCTTGTTGACTCAAAGCCACAGACACACGAGACAGGTTCATCTCGCTCGTCTACGCTGCGGGAAAGTACAGTAAGCGAGTCACACTTACCGCATCTGTATTCATAAGTCGGCATCTTGTACCTCGAAATCCTCAGGTGTTGGTGCGGTGGCTAGCGTACCACAGACAGAGCACTCCATATCTAGGAAGTACATGTCTACCTCGCCTGTCTCTTGGTCAAAGATAGTCTTGACATCCCATACCTTAGAACCACAAGGACATATCGTGGTTGGTATACCACGAATATCCATCGACTCTGTATAGTCAGGCTCTAGTTCTGTTATCTCAAGCGGCTCTTCGAACCTATCCATCCGTCACCTCCAAATCCTGTTTCCATTACGCTCACCGGAACATCTTCGGTGTACGCACAATCGGTTGGCATAGCATGGAACAACCAAGTTTTGATGTGTCCCTTCTTAGCCTTAACCGATATTGATTCACCCTTAATGGGTTTGTTACAAGAGTTACACAAGGTAACATACTTGTCCTCTATGTAAGGCATTAGTACCAACCTTTCTTTCTAAAATGTTGCCATGCTCGGCATGGTGTATGGTATCTATAATAGATGTAGTCCAGTCCCCGTTCAATCTGTTTGGTCGCTGGTAATTTAGGGTCAAGCCCTAGTATCTGTGGGATACCGCCGGCATTTCTACCCTGAACCTTTATTTTATTATATGCTTTCGGGTTCCATGCCGATTCCTTACCCCACAACATACTAAGGCAAGACATCTGTTTATCTCTCCACAATCCTAGCTTATCGTAGGCGTAAGCCTTGCTATCTTGTGGTGTCCACTCCCGCTTGGTATCTCCATACTTATGCGGTGATGAAAGCGGTTCTATTACTAGAACTGTAAAGGCTAGCGTAACTATCGTTACAACTGTTAGCCTTATGAAATAGTTTGCCATGCCTTTACTCCTTCTGCGAAAGCAATTGCTTGCTCTCGTATCGTGCCCGTCCTACGGCTGCGAGCTAGTGATATTCTTTCACCAGCGAGCATGCCACCCCATATACCATGTTCGATATTCTCTTCTCTCATACCTTCGGTAAGGCATGCGGAACGAGAAGGGCAGGACTGACAGATACTAATGGCAGTCAACGCACGCTTGACCATGCGCTCATGATTAGCGCGACTTGGTCTGCCTCTTGACTCTTGTTCCTCAGGGAACCATAAGTCAGGGTCGTGATGAGTAGAGCATAGACCTATCAAGTTAACCTCGATTGTGTGTAGGATTATAAAGTGGGTGTACTGATACAACACCCGTCAGCAACTCAGCCCAATCAAGGGCTTTGTCTAAGTCGGTAAACATACCATACATGACAGGGGGTTTCTTCATGTCTGATGTGAATACCAATACCATGTAACCTGCCACCAGCATACCTGCTAGTGGCTCGGCTACGGCAATCTTACTTTCGGTTTCTTTACGCTTCGAATACGACATCGACATAGTCTTTGAGTCGTTCATGTGTAGCGGTGAGTCCCTTCTTACCTGTGAGGTGTTTGTAGGTGCCGTCACCTAGTGATACCCACATAGACTTGGGTTTGAAGCGAGTCTGTACGGGTTTAGCCTTGACGATAGTACCATATGGGTAATAATCATTGTCAAGATTACTCTCGACAGTAGTTACAAGGTCAATCTCTAGCGCAAGGGTGCGTAGAGAGTCAGCGATGTCCCATAGCTGGGACTTAGTTGAGTTGGTGCTCATTGTAGTTGGTGGTTCCTTTCAGGGTATAATCCATAGGCACTCTACCTATGGAAATCTATGTGCCGTGTTGCGCGGTAGGCGGCACTACCCTACCCGAGAGTCATGCGCCTAGTCAAATCAATAGCGAGTCATAGGACTTACTCATAGTCCACTCGTTGTCGAACTCAAACCCACGAGAGTGAGCCTTGTGCTTGGGGTCGTAGCAGTCACAGTCTAGCGGTAGCTGGAAGCAATACAGACATGAAGCACAGAACTCGCAAGACTCGGGCGACTGTTCTAAGTCTATCATAGCCTCACACATAGGGCATAAGTCTATCACACCGCCGTCCTCGTACCTGTTGAGGTAGTCCTCTTGCTTCTCCCAAAATTCTTTCTCGTCCTCAGCGTAACCTATGATTACAGAGTCGGACTGCTTGACACTAGGGGTGTAGGTGTAGGTTGTCCGCTTGTAACTAGAGTTAGACCACCACACGCCGTCATCGTCCCATGTACCTAACTTCTCGTTGATAAGATAGAGTTGATACTCAGCGACAGGGTTCACAGATAGCACCGCAATCTTGCTACCCGTAGCCCATGACTCTATCATGCGATAGATATTCTCATCATTGAGAGCAGCGACACCACCGAGTTTAGGCAGGGTATCCTCAGCGAATACACGCGTATCGCTACGCTTGTCGCCATCTGCGATAAAGGTATCTAGCACACCATTGTGGGCGAGATAAGTCTGTGGGTCGTCACCGACTTGGAACGGGTGACAGTTCTGCTCGTTCTTGACACCATGCGTAGCGTACCTAGCATGCCACATGGCATAGCCGTTAGGGTATTGCTTGCGTAAGTGTAGAAACCTGCGAATAGATTTCTTGGCAGACATACTACGCTCGGTAATAATCTTGCCGTCAGCAACGATAGCAAACCCATACCCGTGAGGGTTAGAGCATGCGCCGTTGTGTAAGTCCTGCCTACTAGGTGTAGAGTTAGGCTTACATACTACCAATAAACACATAAGTGACTCTCCTCTCTATGCGTTTAACATCTCTCGGTTCTCGAGAGAAACCTTCTGTATCTTGCTCATCTTGATATACAGATTAGGGTAGATACCATTGTTAGTGGCAACCCAATCCGCAAACCAATCCCATTGTAGCATACCCAACTTGACATCAGCAAGTGATAGGTTGCGTGTGTATTCTGTGGCAGCGTGAGTTAGTTCAAGTGCCGACATGATACCAGCACGAGCCATTGTACCCCTAAAGAACCTGAGTTCTAAGGTGTAGTCGTTCTGCGTATTGACCGCAGAATATCGCTCGGTGTAATGCTTTCCATGTATCTTGTTGCGTAAGTTGAAGCGTGGGATACCCCACTCATCAGGTTGATACACATCAGAGAATTGTGCGTAGCGTGAGTTCTTGCGCCCTGCCAGCTTCATCATCTCCTTAGGGTTCTTGTATATCAGGGTCAAGAATCTATGTGTATGAGCGCCCGACTTGAACGCACTACGCGACACATGGACATGAAGCCCACATGAGTCGGTGTCCCATGAGCGAGCGTTGTAATTGGCTCGCAAGTCCTCTATGTAATTCCATAGTGGCGTGGCTTGCTCGTAAGCACCGAGCGTGTGTGGGTGTGTGACTAACTCAAAGCCCATGTCCTCAATAGAAGCATCTGACTTGAGATAGCACACATTACTTTGTTGTAATGGTAACACCTTACTAGCCGCTTCATTGTAGGTTGTGTCGTTAGTTCTACCTAATGACATCTCTAACTCAAAGCCCATGTATAGGTCGTTGTGTGTATGACCATGAAATACAGGGTTAGGCTTGTATGAGTATTGGTGTATCATGCGACTCGTATCATTACAAGTACATGAGTCATCATCAGGGTAGTAGTCGTCACAATCGTCACAGTATGTGGCATGGTCGCTCGTACAATACTCGCACCATTGTTCCTCTATCCTTCTGACATTGTTGATACCTACTCTGTCACCATTGTAGGTGTATTCGCAGCGATTACAATAAACCGAGTCGTTCTCCCAACAACCGACACACCATAGTTCATCACTAACATTGTGCCACTCGTCGCCGTCGTGTCCTACCCACTCACAATGCTCACAAGTACGCATACAATCAGAGCATACTCTGTCGCCCTCGTTAGTTGAGTAAAGTTCATCAGACTCGTATTGAATAGAGCATGCGATACACTCTATCAACTCGTTGTCCTCGTTCTCGTTAGGCATGTGCCTATCCTTTCCTTGCGCCTACCTTGTTGTAGGCGTTGTCAATCATAGCGTTACTAATCTTGTCACGCAAGTTCTGAACCGCAACTTTCAAGCCGTTGAAGCCTTGTCGCTCGTAGCGTTCTTGCTCGTTGCGTAGTGCCGTTCTCATTGTGTCTAACTCGCTAGGACTTAGCACTAATATCAAGTCGTCAGGACTCATCATCTTCCTCGCTCTCTAGTTCCTCAACCTTGATGGAATAGACCGAGCCGTTGTAGGCGTAGTCCTCGTAATTCCAACCCTCTTGTTCTGCTTGTTCATCATTTTCTGCTTCAATCTCGTACTCATAATGAACTACTACTTTCACCCAATAGTTCTTGAGTTTAGTATCTTGTGCGTACATTACTTACCTTCCCTCTGATTATAGTCGGCTAGCCATAATGCTATGGCTTTCACAGACTCATCAGAGAGTCGGTTCATAATGGCATACATGCTTTCAATGTTGCTCATTAGATTACTCTCTAACCTAGTGCGTAGCCTTGTGCTATCGCGTGTCGCGCTAGGGTCATGAACCCTCGCACCCTTTAGGTGTGCGCGACTATCCTCTAATTGTATGAGCCTAGCATCTCTCGTTCAAGTCGCTTCTGCGACTCTATGAACGCTTGCTGGCGTTCTGCTAGTGCGATTGCTCGCGTATCTTGCGCCGACACTTTAGGTGTCGCGCTCGTTGCTCGTTGCTTGCGCTTGCTTGCTGGCTTGCGCTTAGCGACTCGCTTGTGAGTAGGGGCGACTATGAAAGTCTCCCCATTAGGTTTGCGTATCGTTACAGGGAAAGCCACTTTAGGGGTTTGGCGTTTCCATGCCTTGCGTACTTTCACGACTCTGTGAGCCATGAGATTACCCTCTCTCTAGTCGGTGTTTAGGGCGGTTGCCCTAGTGGATAAGTGAGAGAGTGACTCTCACCTATCCGCGCCTAACTTAT